GTCATGGCTTCGGCAGTAATGCCAACCAAATACAAAATGTGTAACAGCATGGTTCTCTCCCTAAAAATCTGTCTGGCAGGGTAGCGATTTGTGCGTATTGTCACGATTGAGATTTTTTAAGGTGAGAGGAAATTGATAACTTGTAGTTATGTGAAATCGCTATTTTCTGTAGCGTAGATGAATTCTTCTGACTTCTTGTCTGAGAAAATGCATAAGAAAAAATAGGTTAAAATTGAGGGGTGGAAAAGAAAGGTGCAATGTTTAGCCATTGTGTTCACCGCACCTGGACTTTGGCTTACGCATCGGGTATCTCAATCAACAAAAAGAGTTTTTAGTTTCTGCTATTTCTTCTCTGTAATTTTTACACTGTTTTCCAACTGCTTGATGCTGACCTGCGGGGTCGGCAACTCCTCAGGCATGGTTCCGCCAAGTTCCTGAATGGTTTGCCTCACCTTGCTACCCACGTCAAAGTGTGTGGTATTAGCTTGCTGTTTTGAATTCACGCCATCCCGCTTGAGTTTTTCTTCTGTTTGGGTAGCTCGAAAGAGATTAGCCGCCAGTTCTGTTGAACCCATATGATCCAGGATCTTCTGACTCTTTTTCAGCCCCTTCCGCTGATGGATGGCTTTCTGATCTAATCCACCATACAGCCCCCGGTAACCATGATTCTGAAATATGGCGAAATCGATAGCTGTCGCTACCCCAGCTTGCTGCGCTGCCTCAACCAATTGTTTGTTATGTTCTTTCAATTCATTTCTCAGAAAAAGACGCTTTTCGTCTTCACGAAGTTGCCTGAAAGCTTCATCGTCAGCCAGCTCCTGCCGTCGGGTCTGGATAGCAAAATAAGTTTGCCCTGCCGCAATAACCGGTTTCGCAGGGTCGCCGTTTTGTACTACCAGGTAACAGGCATAGCGGGAGAGATGAACATCTTCAAGTTCTCGTTGAGCCCCTGAACCTAATACAACCATTTTGGTGGTTTCAACGAAATGGTCAGATGCAGCTTGATTGCTGGCTTCGCACGCTTGAGTCGCGCGGGCCAGTACCTTTTGAAAATTGCGCCAGTCCCGATAATCCAGTAACGGTGCCAATTCTCTAGCTGACCAAAATTCTTGCCCTTCAGTGCCATAATGCCGTATTTCTTCAAAAGGTTGATGATGTTCGTTCATTGCCCACTCCATGTGATATCGATTGCAAAGAAAGTAAATCTGTAACTGTATTTATATACAGTTGTGAGTATCTCACGTTCTCAGTGTGCTGGGCAAAAAAACATCGCAAAATCTGGAGCAGGCACGCAAAACAGAATTGAAGTTGCGGGGAAGAAAAATGCCGCTCTGTTTGAGTGGGCGGCATTTGTGAAGGCTGAAAAGTAAGAATTAGTGTTACGAGTTACTCAATATTCTGAATCTATATATTGAGTAAATGCATCAATAGCCTATGGTTTATGGATTTTTAGTAATGATATTTTTCTTTGGGTTCACCCATGTGTACACCTAAATCATGAGTGCTATTGAGACCAATTAACACCTCATTAGTTGTTAACTTGTACTTGTTCACAAGAAATATATCCCTGTCGTTTGTGTCTTCTCGCATGAGGAAATGCCAGTCTTATTTTTCCGGATCTTACTAATGGAACGAGCTGTTTTTCTCGTAGGTTCTGTGGTGTTCGGGCCATTAACTTTGCAATAACACTAAGCGGCATATAATGGCCTGAGCAAAGCTTAAGTATGATTTCGTCCATGGTTTCGTTGGAAAGTCGTTTCTTTTCTCTGGCTAATGCAGATATGTCTTCTAACCGTTGCCTTAAGGTTGGTGAAAGGCACTCAAGGTTATCCACATAAGGAAAAGGTAGTTTCTCGGTTATAAAACGACCTAAAGCATCTCGTTCTTTTTCGTTATCCGTGATCAATTCTTCGTTATCCGTGATCAAATTATCGCTATCCGTGATGATTTGAGCTTCGTTTGCGAATGAGTTGTCTGTTGATAACGGATTTACACCAAAAACTTCCTCTGGAGATGGAAGATCCTGCCCCGGTAATGTATATGATTTATTCCTCTTCTCACCATGAGGGACTAAGAATCCGCCGCTTACAAGGCGGGGTAAGGCTAAAGTTACCTCACGAGAGTGAAGGCTAGTTAGTTGACAAGCCCGTTCATGGTCAATCCACTTTTCTACGGCTGCAGTTATAACAATACTGCGCTCAAGCTCACTGAGATGGTCTACTTTGTCGCCAAATTTTGTATGGAGAAGATTGGCAATTTCTTCTGATACGAGGTTGCCAATAGATAGCTCCAAAAGTGTTTGTTCTGGTTCTGTTTTTTCATATAGCCTTGGCATACGCCAGTTAGCCCATTTCCAGCCACTAAATATTTTAGGGATCCCTGAGCCTGATCGTTCACCAGCACCAATAATTAAAAACATTTGATGCATCAGTCGGTTTCGACAATCGCTTTCATATCCTTTGATTGCTTGTTCTGGTGGCACGCGCATCAAACCTGGATTACGGAAGCCAAATAGATCTGGTCGTTTCACAACCATGATGGAGATTCGTCCAGTATAATCGGCATGAACTAAGGTATTTACCAGCGCTTCACGCAATGCTGTGTGTATCTGAGTATCGTCCTGTCGGATACCTTCTTTAAGCTCAAAAGGGACTTTTAAGTCAGCAATTAGTTTTCGATAGGTTCGTCTGTAAAAGTCAAACACGTTACCTGACCAAGTCCCATCGGGACATAGTCTATCTACCCATCTTCTTTCAGTTCTTGCTTCAGGGCGTTCTTGGTAATCCACAAAATAATTTGGGGCTACATCTTGTATCGCTTCCCATGTTCCAAACATGAGAATGCCAGCTAAGGTCATGCCTTCCAAACCTGTTTGCCGGTCTTTTCTATATCCCCCAATACTTCGTAGGAAAGCAAAGTTATCTAGTTCGAGAGCTGGATGTGTCGGGTTTGAAGCAGATAGTAGATTTCTGTAAGCCAACAAGCTTTCTAGGTTAATATCGTTCATGTCGAAGTTTTGTACGATACGGTTGTCGCGGCTTTCTTCAACCTGTTCGGCCATCATGCGACGAACTTGTTCTTCTGAACAACGATGATCACCGTCGTGCATACGAAACCATGTTTCTGACATGGGTTGATTATTCAAATAAACAGGTTTCTGTTCTCGTCGTGCGATTGGTATTTCAATGACAAGAATATCCTTTCCCTGTAAGGATACTGTTTGGACAGAGTTATTGGTAAGAAGATTAACGTTAACTTTTTTCTTGTTGCTCACGAGGTCGAAAAGCTGCTTTTTAACGGTATTTATATCTGAAATACCCGCAACGGAAAATTCCCCTTTTTTCTCTCTAATACCTAAAACCACATACCCACCACGGCAGTTTGCCATAGCACTATAGGTTGGCCAGAAATCATCAGGTAATTTACCTTGTCCGTCTTTCCCTTGAGCTAGCTTGAACTCTAGCTCTGCGGATTCCGAAAGTGCACGCAAGTCGCTAAGGTCAGATATTAGGAACACAGTTCCTCCATATGAAACTTATGGGTATAAATTTTTCACATTTTACTCTAGTTTAAGTGGTAGGAAAGAACATGAAAGGTTATTAAAACGTTGATAACACTGATACCTGTACGTTTGAACAGGGTATTGAATAGTCAGTATGTTGCTCTGCTATGAAATGCTTTATTCGTTATGATCCTTATTTATCCACAATGATTTTCTAGTTGTCCGTGATGAAGGTTAGATAGGAATCACAGATAATTGGTAGGAGGGGCTATTATATCGGCATCATGCCCACCAGCTACAAAAAAGCCTTGCCCGTAGGCTTAATGTTTGGCTTGAATATCGGCTTACTGTAACGCCTCGCTCACCGTCGCGGCCTGTCCGGTTTCTTCCACTGATACGGCCTCACATCATCCTGCTGGTGGCGTTCCTGTTGCAGCACAACGGAAACAGGCGCTGAACACCTGTTAATTTTTCTTGCAGGTTGTTTGATTCCGGCAATGCTGCGGATCATCTCCAGCAAATCGGCTTCGGTGATGGTCATGATTTACACCTTAGGAAATCTTAGGTGGCTGGTTGACACTTTCCAGCTTAAGACCTTAACAAACCTTAACATCGCAGGTTGACACACTTGACACTTTTTCGCGAAAAACCTTAACAAAACTTAACCACCCCTGGCATTTCTAAGCATGGCAACTTGACACTTTTCGCGATTTTTTCGGTTTTTTGACGTGGTGAATATGGTACAAGGCCAGTAATGGCGCGGCTTCTAGCGAGGTTGACACTTTTTCGCGTTCAGAGTGTAAAGTGTCAACCTGGCAAGCTGCTCAACTTGACACTTTTTGATGTCATTGATGGTCTGATTTTTCCCATTCAGCCAGGGCGTTTAGCCCGGCTTCACTCCATGATTCCAGTTCATCGGGATAATCACCTGCAACATAGCAGAGTTCGCAACGCAGCATACGAATTGCCAGCCTGGCATTACCTCGCAAATTGTATTTTTCAAAGTAATGCTGCCCTTCATCATCCTCAAGGCAGATAGCACCATCATCAAGAAAGTGCACTTCCCAGCCTAATTCCCCGGCTGCATACAGCACACGCTGCTGTATGTCATCGTCCGTTACTGGCGAAGGAATTTTACCGTCTCTGGCCTTAACTGCTTTCCAGAACTCGCCCCACGTCATTTCCAGCGTTCTTTCTGGCCACATTTCAGAAACGGTGTCTTTCCCTTGTGCCGGTGGGCTGTTCCGCTGCTCTGTCGCCTCCACATCAATTTTTTTGCCAGACATGATCACTTCGCCTTTCTCGATCCAGTCGTAAACTGTCTGGCGGCTTACGCCTTTGTATTTGGCGTATTCGGCTTTACTCATCAACATGTAGCTCACCTCATGCGTATACGATAAAAAATAATTTCATGCGGAAAGGGAATGCGTTGTGGGTATGGAGGAAAGGGGCAATAACCGCCCCTTACTGATTCAGTTGCGCCAGGATGGCTGGCTAAGCGTGGTTTTCATTACATCATTGACGACCTGTTTTACGATTTCTGTGTTGGCAGTCGTGCTTTCAACATCAACAAAGCCATAATCGCCAATTTCCACCGTCAGGGATTCCAGTTTCTTCCCTAGAGCATCAGGCAACTCTCCACTGAACCGGTGCTGAAGATTTTCCACCAGCAACGCCCTGAATGCCTCGCTGTTCTCTTTTTTCTGCCATAGCTGGCGTTTATCCACTCTGATATTTAATTTCACAGTCTCACCTCTTTAAGTGCCTTATCCATCAGTTGCCGGGCGATAACATGAATCGACGGTGCCACACCAAGCACAGATTTCTGACGCTCTTCGTCCTGGATGCGTTGCAGGGCTTCGATCTGCCTCCGGGAAAGTAAAACTGGCTTTACTCCGTGACCTTTCATGATTTTTCTCCCGAATAATAACAACCACAACAATTGCACAAAATGAAATGATAGCAATAAATGTTGCAATTAATGAAACACAATAAGGCCGGGAAAAATCCCGGCCTCCGTCACTGACTGCAATTTTTCGATCCAGGGTATTTCCTGAATGCCTTACCATTGGGCTGATGTAATCCCATTCCGGCATGTGCCCGGCTGATGGTTTCGCGCATCTCCCCGAAATTATCCTGCCTTGCTGGTGGGCGTGCTGCCTTGTGGATACATTCCGCGCGACGTTTTGCCGCCTGTTCCCGTGCCTTGTCATCATTCGCCAGCATAATGACCTCAGCCCACCGCGCCGCCGCTCTCCGGTACAGACCACGCGCTTCCAGTGCTTCCGCTTTGCTGTCGTGAATCATGCGCTTGTTTTCTCCTTTGCTGCCCGGCGCTGACGTTTGCGCTTCTCATTCAGCGCCACCAGCCGCGTTTCTGCGTCCTGTTGTTCCTGTGGTGTCACCTCGCCGCACGGCTGGCCTTTCAGGTCGTAACGCGCCCCACCAGCAACCAGGGCGCGGTAATAGCGCGGAGACTGCGCATAAGATGCCAGCGTCGCACGTAATGCCCCTGGCCCAAATGCCAGCCCCCTGACGGCGAGATCCTGCATCAGGTCGTCGAATATCCCCACCTTAAGCGGCTTCGGTGCTTCCCGGCTGAATAAGTCAGGCCACAACTCAGTGAGGCGGTTAACGCGCCTGCGGTTTTTGCGCTGGCGTTTGGTCATATGCCGCCACGGTGTCGCCCCTGTGGGCTTCTGCTGCGCGTTCTGATTACCGGGCATCACTTTATATGCCGATGTGGTTTTATCCTGCTGTTGCGTCTCCTGTACCATTTTTGTGGCATACCGTAATTTCTGTTGATGGTCAGCTTTTCCATGTGTACTTTTCATCGATATTATCCGTATTATCGTCGTTCCTTTTGATGGCTTATTTCTATAGAAATTTCTTTATTGCTTATTGCCCAGATAATTAACTGACTATTAGTGCTTTAATACTCAGGTACGCAGAAAGAATAACACCAATAAAAGAAGGGTACAGCAGAATCCCAAACAAAAACTTCATGTACTTATGTTTTCCTGTCACTTCGTTAATAACAGATATTATACTCAACATACATAATGCAATACTTATAGTTGCAATAAATGCAATAGTAAGCAAGATGAAATATCTTACACCTGTTTGAGAAGATAAATTTGCAATTATACCTATCATAACGAGACTCTGTATAATCCCGAAAGACAAAGCACCAGAAGACTTTTCCACTATTTCACTAAATTTCTTCACAAAGTAAATCATATATATCACCTTTATATAACGCTATGCTAAGGTTTATTTATACGATATCCCCAAATGGTATTCCATCACCGTACGGATCACTCTGCTGGCCTTTTTTGCCGCCCGGCCGCACCGTTCGCGCACTGATTACGCTGTCTGCGATAACCAGACCAGCCACGTTTCGCCGTTCCGTCATCTGCCAGGCTGCGCGGAAGGGGAACTGCCATACTCGCCATTGCCATTGGTGTTCCCTTGCTGGTGGTTTTTGAGTGCAGATCAGCCACCTGCCGCCCGTAAGCGGATATTTGTACCGTCATGCTGTTTGCTCTCCGGTTTTAACGTTGATGATTGTCACCTGTTCAGCTTCGGCAATCTCCCGTTCTGTCAGCGTGGCAAAGTTTGCCGCTGCCGTTGTCATGAATGCGCTTATCAGTTCGGGATGTACTTTCGCGTATCCTTCCCCGGCGTTGCGGTCGATAATTTTTATCGCCCCCCTCAGCCTGTGTTCTGTCAAATCAAGGGCGTGAGATTGTGTTTTTTGTGTGTTTCGTTGTCACAGCCTTTACCTCACAGCAATAAAATAAAATTTTTGCATTTTAACCCTTCACCTGTTCACCTTTTTCCGTTTCTCCTTTTAATTCATTGTGTTAAGGGGTGAACAGTTTCACAAAAACTATTCACCAACTGTTCACCACTGTTCACCCTTAAAGCTCAACAAATAATCAAAAAGGTGAACAGTGAATAGTTTGATGAACAGTTCATGAATAACTGTTCACCCTATAACCAACTGATATAGAACACATTTATTACAGGGTGAACAGTGATGAACAGTTATTCCATAAGTTTAATTTTTGCCATCGTCATTTGTGACCGATGCACATGAGGGCATCCAGTCTTCTGAATCCTCTGTCAGTATCACGTTTGAACGCAAGCCATGCTTCGTTTTCCGTTTCATATACTCCCTGCCGTATTCCGCCATTGCCCCTGGCATATCCTTACCGAAGCGTGTCAGTGTTACGGGCTTACCGAATCCGTGTGCCCTCATATACGCCAGATAGGCGTGATAGAGATACCTGCGCGGGCTGAACGGAATAATTTCAGCATTACCCACTAACAGGCCATCGCACATTACCGACGACATGAGATAGCCGCAGAAGTCCACCAGCGAATCGCCCTCGCGTTTTATCACCAAGGCTTCTTCTGATTTCTGCTGCTCATATAGCAGGCGTTTAGCTTCGTCCTGGTCAGAAAAGCGTGTAAGCAGGTGGCGAATCACTACCGCCAGCTCTCCTTCTATTTTTTCAGCCAGCATAGGGTCACGTTCGTTCTCCGGTACAACTTCCGAAAAATTGAATATTACCCGACGACGTGATATCCCACCGCTGCGGTCACTGAATGACATGGCGTTATTGTTCACCGCCAGCACGACCGCCTGAATGCGTGTTGAGTAGGGGGCTTTATGTTTCGGGTCGATTGCCACCTTATCACCGCCTGTAATGGCCTTAATCCCTGCACCATCACCAGCGTAACGGGTCATATCCGGCATGATAATCAGCGAAAAGCCAACCACTAACGCACGTTCCCTGGCATCTTCCAGCGCCTTCATGCTTGCCGATACCGTGTTGGCCTTACCCGCCAGCATAGTGCAAATCTCCGCCATTACGCTTTTACCGCTTCCACCCGGCCCCGTTACCTCAAGAAATAACTGCCAGTCGTACCGATTCGCCAGCACCATGAATAACGCCGCCAGTACGCGATCTGCCTTGCGGTCATTCTCAGCCACCGAACGGCGCAACCACTTCCAGAAATTCGGCGCATGTGTTGCCAGCGTTTCCCCCTCTGCTGGTGGGCTGAAAGGTAATTCACTGGCAATTAACAACCAGTCGTTTTTGTTATGCTCCCGAAAATTACCAGTTCTGGTATCAAATACCCCGTTACTGAATCCAATCAGGTTACGGGCTGTATTCCCCATTACGGGCAAACTTAACTTCATGGTATCGACCGCCGATTTGATGGCGTTCTGCGAATAGCTGATTTCCGCATCAATAAAAATCTGCGCCATAGCCCGCTGTAACTCTTTATCCTGTACCGGCTCCCATACAACACCGTTGTAGTGGTGAACGGTGTCAGAATCCGCATTGATTGCCAGTTCACCGCCATAATGTGCCAGGAGAACTTCGCCGCGCTGGCTTGCTCCCATCTGGTTAAGTGCCAGTGGTGTCGCGCTGTCTTCTGTTTTTTTCTTTGCCGGAAACCGGATAATCAGTCCGTCATCAATGTTTTTACGCTCACGGGCAAGGTATTCACGCCAGTTCTCACACTTCTGGCTGTGCATGCCATCAGGGTAATAATTCGCATTCTGTATACTTGCCGCCGCCAGCTTCTGACCAATTGCCTTAACCATTACAGGATCTAACTGTCCGGCTCTGAATATGCGCGCGGATGTGCGCCCATCAGGCACTATTTGCAGATTTCCGATCTCTTTCAGTTGTTCATCAGCCAGCACAACAGGTGGCTCATTATCTCCAGCCATACGCGCATCGTGTTCCTGCCATTGTTTCGCGTGTGCCCAGGCATCACTACCCGCGAAAATAATTACCTCTGTGTCTTTGTGTTTTATTCCGCGTGGCTGTTTTTTTACGTTCGGTGCCAGTTTCATTTTTTCCCCCCTGCAACCAGCATTTCACGGATTTTGCGGATATAGCTTGCTGCACGTTTTTGATTTACGGCTTTATAATGGTCCACCAGCGTAAAATCACGGCGGTAGGTGATATTGCCTGGCGTAACGTGACGAATAACCACTCGTCCCCCACGTCTGGTGTCGCGGTAAATATCTCCGAGTCTGATTTCAGGCCGAGAGAGACCGCTGGCAGTAAAGCCAGAATTTTTCTTTTTCATGGTTTTATTTTCCTGTCAGCAGTTCCGGTTTTATTTCCGCACGAATACAGAGTTCAGAAAAAAATTCAGGAGAACCAACAATCTCATTACTTTTCAGTCGGCATTGTGATTTCACTTTCCCTTTATCCAGGTAAACCAGTACGCGTCCGGTGAAATCATCTGGCACATTAAGCACTACGGGTACATGCGCTTCATGATTATGCATGGCTTACATCCTCCGTGAATTTTCTTCTGTAACGCGCCTCTGCCACATATTCCGCATAGTCCGACGCAATACTAAGAATCATTTCACCCTCTGACTTGTAGCCACTGGTATTGATAAGAAAATATGCAGCTTTCATCATGTCAGCAACGCTCAACAATGCGCCCGCTGCATCTTCCGGTGCGCCATCAAATTCCCGTTTCAGGGAATTAAAACGATCATCACGCATGTTTACCCCCCCTGAATGACCTGATAACCGCAACTGGTCAGCAATTCGATAAATTCCGGCAGTGTGCCGAAACAGCAATCATCACGCAGACGTTCGCGGGATACTTCAACGCCGTTTTCGTAGTGACTCACCATGCGTCCGGTAAAATGCAGATCATCATCGTGATGGCACGTTAACGGCTTAATCAGTCGCGCACGTTCTGCCAGTTCCAGCAATGCTTCAACGCTTCCGGCAATTGCACCATCCGGCAGGTGATAATTACTTACCACGCGTCCATTCTCCACGTTGACCAGTAGCTGCCCGGAAAATATCTCGTCAAACTGAATGCTGTTAAGGTCAGAAATTGACAGGTTATGCATGGTGCACCTCCTGCACATCAGCCATGATAATTTTTCCGGCCTTATCCAGTGCCTGATCGGCTTTTAGCTGCACAAATGCTAAATAATGGGAGATGCATTCTGATTCTCTGGCTGCGTGTTTATGCGCCACACCAGCGATAGCAGAAATCTCAATAAGTGAATCCATCAGCGTTTTGATAGCGTCTACCGCTGCATCAGGCCATGTTGCATTACACATGTTCCACCTCCTGGCGAATGCGGGCAGCGAATACCATCACGCAGCCATCAGGAGATTGCTGGCGTGCTTCCTGTTCGCTGGTGGCCTCGATGTGAATTACACGCGGTTGTGCTGTGCTCAGGGCGATAAAACGCCAGATATATTTATTCAGGTTGTGCGAGTCCCGCCCTTGCGGGTGTGTGGTATGATTTCTCATAGCTACCTCGATACTTCTGCTATCGTTGGTGGTTAGACGCCCTGCATGTGTTGCGAGCACTGCGGGGCGTTGCTCTTTCAGGTGTATTTCACCTTTGCTTTTTAATTTACTCACTGGTGAAATACACTTCAAGCCTTTTTTTATCATTTTTTTTGCGTATACTGACATACACCAATTTTTAGGAGATCCAGAAATGGCAACTGGTGCAAAGAACGCAAAATCACAAATGACAACTGTCAGAATCCCACATGAAGTAATGGATGATATTGAGCAACTTAAAGAACCTGGCGAAAGTACCGCTGGTTTTTTAGTTACTGCCGCAAAAGGCGAGATCAAACGCCGCCAGCGGCGCAAGGCCAAAGAACAGGAGTAGTTGATTAGCGCCGGGCGCCCAGAAAAAATCGTATCAGTCGCGCCACCAGCAAAATTTTTTGCTTTCCGGACGGCGTGGCCAACGGCATTTTGCAGCAAAATATTCTGCATTTCTGGCGTACTGTGGCGACGGTGATCAGCGCCTTCACATTGAACGAACTTGTCGCTAAAATTCACCCATATAGCAAACATCGCGGTGCTGTAGGTAATTCGTTCACAAAGGCGCTCCGGCAACGGGGCGCTTTCTCTTTTTGTAACGGTCAGAGCGTTACACATGGCTGTTTTCCTCCATGCGACGGGCTAACCAACGCTGCGAAAGGCGAATTAATTCCGCTTTCCGCTGGTGGTAGTCCTGGCCTAACTCAATCAGCGTGATATTGCTCTGCTCAAGGTAAGAAAGGTGCTCAAGCTGCAACGTGCTCATGTGGTCGCGTGGTTCGCCTGTAATGCCGTTCGCCTGTGCCCACTGTTTTGCAGTCATGCCACCCAGCACGATACGCGCCAGCATATTGGCTTCCGTGGTGTAGTGGTGCTGGAACGTGTTTTTACCCAGTTCAGCCCGGTACGCCTCCAGCGCGGCACACATCGGCTTAAAGTAGCTGGCAACGGTGATACGGGCTTTCAGTTCCCGGCGTAACGCTGCGGAACGCACTGGCGCTACCTTGTGTAGCTCCTCCTCGCATTTGATGAAGTACTGACGAACGGCACGGCCCTGTTCGGTGCGTTCGACCATCGCCAGTTCTTTTGCCATGTTCACGGTGATGATGTACTCAAGAGCTGTTTGCTGGCGAGATTTTGCGCTCACCGGATCGGGTCGGCTCAAATATTCAACAACCTCATAATCCACGCCTTCCGTGAAGCCGTATTCTTCAATGCGCCCCTTGATCCACGAACGGAAAACGCGCCCTACACCTAACGCCTTATGCAACGCTCTGGCACTAACAATATTGGTTTCACGCCCGCCAATAACGCCGGAAATAACCGGGATAATTTCACCAAAATTTTGCAGATTCTGGTTTTCAGGCCGAACGAAGCCCTGCCCCTGTACGGGCGTTTTTGGAAATTTCATAAAAAACTCCTGCTATCGAATCTGGTTAATTGCTGTTTGATGGTGGATAGCTGGGGCGCCTGGTCCCGTAGCTGTTTTATCAGGCTGATGTGTTTCGGCGTTCTTCCAGCCAGCGATTAATCTCTACCGCATCGAATGCAGTGCTTTTCTCACCCAGTTTGATGGGCTTAGGCATCTTCCCGCTACGTACCCAACGATCGAGCGTTGATAAGCTGGTACCCAGCAATTCAGCCAGGCGATAGCGGCGGATATAGCCAGTTGCAGGGATTGCGGTTTGAAGTATTGGTTGGTTTTTCATATGCCCCATTACCTTTGTTGTTGGTTTGTGATTTGTAATAGGGGCATTAAATAACAAATGAAATGATGTGTGTGTGAGTTTTAGAAAAAACACTGTGACTTTTCTTATTTCACTATCTAAAACGCTCTCGCCAGCTTTTCCAAGTGTTCTTATCTGGTTGTGGGATTACAATGCCTTTTTGAGCACCTATTTGTGCAATTTTTTTATTTAACTTGTTAGGCGGCAAAGATATTATCTCATTGTCTGTTAACCCGGCAATTCTTAATAATCCATATATCATTTTAAATTGATGTATTGTTAATCTTGGTAACTTGTGATTTTCTTTTTTTATAGTGTTGTTTATGGAGTAAATTGGAAATCCATTTGTTATTGATTTATAAAGGTTGTCAATGTGCTCTCTGGTTATTAATAATGAATCAGGTGTAATCTTAATGTTGCCGCTTGTTTTTGCATGGCATGAAAAAATAAATGTGGGATTCGCAGTGCGACGTGAAAGCGGTATGGATGTATTCATAGAGATAGTTTTGTTTCTTACTATAGTCTCTTGAATATCAAAAACTCCAGAAACCTTTGCCTCAAAAATAACACCATTTTCTTTTATTTCATCACTATATTCATGAATAATTATGCCAAGAGAGGAAATTTCTTTTTTGATGAGAAAAGAAATAAAATCAATATAGTCTTCATCCTTTGGCCATGTAAAATCACGATAACCAAAATACCCCTCACAGTAAGCATTTTTTATTTTTGTGGCAAAATTAATTCTGTTAATATCCTGCCAATGCCATAAATCATCTATTTCACATTCTAAAATTTGAGCTGCTCTATCTAAAGAGCAGAATTCTAATGGAGGTAATTGTTTTTTTTGCCATATTGTTTCATTAATATTTGTCATGATTGCACTACCGTTATGAAAAAATATATTCGTTAATGAATTAGCCTTAATGTCTATTATTTATTAGATTGCGTGATGTCAGAACATATCATGTTTTCTAAATTCACCAGCAAATCAGTCCATTGTGCTAGTGCCGCTTTGCGCTCATCAAAATATTGATGGCGGTTATAAATGCCCTCTACGCCTTTTATGCGGTGGTTAAGGCATCGTTCAGCAACGATCGGGTCAACTCCCAATGCTGCTAAATGTGTTCGTGCTGTTCGCCGGAAGTCGTGAATTGTAAAGTTGGGGACGTTCGGCATTTCTGCTCTGACTTTTGCCAATGCAACAGGAAGGGTGCTTTCCTGGATGTGAGGGATCATTCTGTGCTGCATTTTTCTGGCAGGTAATACCCATGCGCTATTGCATGAAAATGTATGCAATTCTCGCAACCATTCTATAGCCGCTGGTGGCAATGGTATGTCGATAGCATCACCATTTTTAGTTCGTTGTTCTGGTAGATGCCAAATCGCGCCATCTAAGTCGAATTCATCCCACTTGGCGGCGCATAATTCCATTTTTCTGACACACAACGCCAGGAGCAACTTAAAGGTTAATTCGTTCTGGCGGCTGAATCCTTTGGCTTTACGCATTGCCTGAAAAAATTGGATTAATTCGTCCCGGTTCAGCCAACGATCACGAGATAATTCTTTCCCACCAGCATCTGAAACTTCGAAAGCTGAGCAGGGGTTAACTTCCAAAGCAAGGCGTTTAATACCGTAGTCAAATATGCGACGTGTCCAGCGAAGAACGTCAGTAGCAATTGTTGGAGCGCCTCTATCAACAATACTTTTAAGCATAGCATCAATATGGCGTGGTTTTACATCTTCAACCTTCATGTGGCCTATGGCTGGATTTATGTCTTTATCAATGCGCCTACGGAGAATATCTGGGTGTTTCCACCGGGGAAGTATTTGCCGTTCAAAGTATTCGGCGGCAAGTTCAGAAACGTGCAGCGCGTTTTTTTCGGCTTCTATTTTTGCCAGTGCTTCGGCTTTACGCTGCTGTTTTTCTGCGGCTACGTCATATCCCAAAGCAACTCGTGCGGAAAGTTCTTTTGCCCGTTCCCTCGCTTTTGATAACGATAATTCAGAATATGAACCAATAAGCATGGCACGAGATTTTCCTGCTAGTTTATATCGAAACCGCCAGGTAGGGGATCTATCCACCTCTCTATACCGGAGATATAGCCCACCACCATCAGCACGACCTTCGAAATGTTCTCCGGCTTTTATCCATGCGCGGATCTGCATATCTGTGAGTTTTGGCATTTTCGTGTATCCAGACGTTGAAAACTTGGTGTACCCAAACGTTTGGACTTAAAGCGTGATGTGTACACCTTTGGGTACACTGTTATCATGCGCTTTAGTCGTTCCTTATGAGTGTTCATGATAACAAAAAAGCCCGAAAAAATCGGGCCTTTAAGTGTTTGGGATTTTTGATGAAAGTCAATAAATCGTTACTCAATATTCTGAATCTGCTCGCGCATCTGCTCAATCAACACTTTCAGCTCGATGGCGGAGTTTGTCACTTCGGCATTGATAGATTTCGACGCAAGAGTGTTCGACTCGCGGTTGAATTCCTGCATCATAAAGTCCAGACGACGACCAACGGCTTCTTTTT